GTTTCAGTTTCGTCAATGTCTGCTGCCAGTTTGGTAAAGTCATCTCCGATTTCCTTTACTATGTCTTTTAAAAAATCCATTATACAAAAAATAAATCAAGGTTTACTGTTTTCTCCACATTCCACCCAATCGCATCAAGAATAGATTTGAGTGGGTCTAAAAAACTCTTTTCAAATTGTAATTCATAATCTATGTATTTGTCAAGACCGAGTTCATGCGGAAAGTCTTGAATAAATGAAATGACATTCTCCTGAATAATATTTGGTTTCTTCAGATAAATGAACTTGATTTTCTCACCATTATTGATAAGAGAATACTTATTATCAAGTTTCTTCTCCTTAATATAATGATTAAAAAGAAGTGCTCCACGACAATGAATAGGTGTTCCCTTGGAATAGATATCAGAATAAGATCTATACTTCACGACATCCGATACTGAACGAGGAAATGCAATTTGTTCCGGAGGAAGTGCATTAAATTCTTTACGACATTTATCAATAAAGTTAATTACTTCCTCCTCAGTACCACTCATCATGAGTTTGAGACCGTCCTTAATCATCGTTCTACAAGGTGCAGGAGTAGATGATTTGACTGCCTCAATACCCATCATCTTGAGTTTGGGTTCAGAATACTGAACTCCTTCACTATTCCATACATTAAGAATATATCTTTTCTTCGCAGTCCAAATACCACGTTCTGATATATTCTCACGTTTCATAATCATCTTTTGTTCATATGCCGAAACGTAATTCGCAAGTTCCGTATAAGATTGTTCGATGAATGGTTCCAACTTGTCTTCGCAGATCTTATCAAGTAACTGAACAACTTTTGTTTTATCACCAGACTTATGACTAAGAAATTTATCAACAAGAGGTCCCATATTAAGATAGATTGAGTCAGTGTCAGATGCGATAACATAATCTACTTCCTCGGTTTGCAAAATCTTATTTAGAAATCCATTCATCTTATTCTCAATCCAACGGATAGAGACTTGACCAGAAAGCGTAATCGCTTCCGCATTGACCAGTTTGTAGTAACGGAAATATTGATTACCGATAGCACCATATGCAGAGTTGAGTTGAATCTTGCGAGCCATCTGAATATTGTTGCATCTTGCAATCTCCTTCTCCAATGCCTTAGTCGGAGTCTTTTCATAATCCTGTTTTGCAATAAGCATCTTCTTCTTGTAGATGGTGCGATCCTTATAAATCTTCTCCATCAATTCAGGTAGGAACCCACGGACATCTTTACGATACATGGCACCATTAGCACACACTGCACTGTCCTTATACAGATCAAAGGTCAGTTCTTGGTTAAGTATCTTATCAACTGTAACTGATGGGTGCCTGGTCTCTCGGAGTGTCTCTGGAGAGATGTTGTACTGCATAATAAGATGAGGGTAGAGAGAGTTAAGGTCAAAAGACACAACCCAATCATACTTTCCCGGAATCGGTTCCTTAACATATGCACCTGCATATTTCGCATCCTTGTCTGAACGTTCTTTGGGTGGAATTACAATGTTTCTCTTTTTGAGATAATTGTAAATAATCGCATCCCACATACGAACTTGATAAAACACATCATTGTAATTCACCTTAGCATCATATGCCATAGTGATTGCGAGTTCAATCAATTTCATCTTGTCTTCCATACGGTCAACAAGTTCCACGTCAATAATATTATATTCTACAAACTTCTGCCACCCTTTAGTATAGAAATCTTTAAATGTGTCAAACTCAGAGTGGTCTAGTTTCTTTTGATTGAGTTCTACACTCGCAATATAATCCAACCGATAAGACTCTTGCGTCTTATAAGTAAACTTCTTATACAGGTTCAGATAATCAAGTTGAGTGACACCACCAACATCATAAGAGATCTGTTTACGACCCATTACAATAGTTTCACGTTCAGTTACCAAACCCCAAGGTGAAAGTCGTTTCATTAACTTTTCACCAAGAATGCGATCAATACGCCTCACCAAATAAGGCATATCATACAGTTCACTATTCCACCCAGTCACAACTTCGGGAGTATTAGTCTCAATCATCCACCAGTTTATAAAGTCATTCAGTAACTCATATTCTGTTCTGAAACTTTTGTAGATAACATTCTCTTGCTTATTATTAAAAGGTCCTTGACCCCAAGTACGAATCTGTTTGGTGGTATAATCCTGCACAGTAATAAGAAGAACTTCCTCTGCGGCAGATTCTACATCTGGAAATCCATTCTCAGTCTTTACCTCAATATCAATCGTAGATATTTTGATCTTTGTAGTATCAAACTTGACTTCTTCTTCTGGATACATCTCAGAAATATACTGATAGATGTATCGATCATTACCATAGATCTTAAAGTTTTGGACACCATCGTATTTCTTGATGAACTCTCTACAATCACGAACAGTTCCTGGATCTATCGATTCAACATAGTCCCCCTCAAGGGTTTTATATTTTGTTTCCTTATTAGAAGGGACAAATAATGTAGGATAAAACTTTTCTCTTGTAGCAAAGTGCCTTCCGTTCTCATACCCACGCACAAGAAAGTGGTCACCGACCATTTGAACGTTGGTGTAAAATCTCATCAGTTAATTTTTTCTAAGTAGTTTTTAAGCAAGTCTGGATTGGGATCTGCCATCGTAATGATTTTATCAGAACTAATCATAAATTCATTTTGATCTGTATACTCTTCCATCCAAGGAACTAAATCTTTCACATCATATGGTTTGATAAGTTTACAATCTGGTTCTCCGATTTCAGAACCAACTTCATCAATTTCACTAATGATTCTTTCACTGTTCGTCAGTAGAATCACTTTGATCGTCTTGTCCATTAATCATTTCCTCATAAAGGTTTTCAATTTCTTTTACTGGAGTCACAACAGTAACCAACCAGTCATATCTTACAGGTATTTCCTTATCTGATGTAAGAGAAATCCAAGGTGTAAAATTGACTCCTACATTTCTATCTTCTGGTGGAGTTTGTCCTTCTTCCAAAAGAAGAACCTCTTCATTAGGTGCAAGATCTACAATATAAGGACTCTTGAACAGATATCCACAAATCTTTTCATCAGAAATCAGTTCTTTGATATCGGCAATTACCGATTCTCCCGATTTCAATAATGCAATCTTAATCGACATTTTTAATTTACCTCTCCGAGTATTATAGCATAAAAAAGGAGGGGTTACAACTGGATTTTGCCAGTTCCCCTCTGCGACGACGATATTTGGAGTTTAACCAAAAGTATTTAGAACCAGACTTTCTTTTGATGATGTTCGGGCACAATTCTTCCCAGAACAATACTTAACAACCCATCCTCAAATTCAACTGATCTAACTTCCGTGTCCTCTGCCAGTGTCCAAGATCTGGTGAAAGATCGTTGAGCCATTCCTCTGTGGACATAAGTGGTTTCTGATTCGGTATCCTCTTTCTGTCCTTCGACAAAGAGTTTTCCGTCTTGTGTGTAGACATTTACTTCTGCTTTCCTAAATCCTGCAAGTGCAAGTTCTAGTCTTGATTCTACTGCGCTGACCGTGACTAGATTAAATGGTGGATAATTCTTCGTTGTTTCGTGGAGATTAAACAACCTATCGAAGTATTCATCCATTCCTATGCTATTCCTATTTATGCGTTCCATCAGTGCAGGCAGGTCCGCAGCAGTATACCGTGCAAGGTTTCCCATGATTCTTAGCTCCTTTAAAAGCGAGTTTGTGTTTTGTGGACCCCGAAGGCATCCATAAGTATATATTAGCACAAGTCATAAAAAAGAGGGTAGTAAAACCCTCACTTTTTTATTCGGTTATCAGAATAACAGGTCTTCTAGAGTGGATTGACTTACTTTAGTTACCCTAGAATTATTATTGAGAAAATAATTCACAATCTGTTTATTAGTCGATTTGCTATAGTAAGAGTTAGTTACTAACCAACCCAATTCGGGATGTTTTCCTGCAACTAGTGTTTCATAAGAAATCATAAGATGTCTTTCATCGTCATATACAATTTCATATGCATTGCCACGATTACCATCAATTTGACTAAACTTGGTTAGTCTCGCCATTGTTCTTTTAAAATAAGTTTGCCCCCATATTATAACCAAAAAGAAAGGGGGGCGTCAATCCCCCTGTTTCATTCAGTTTCCTCTGTCCTTTTCTTCTTCGACCCAATATTGTATTTGGTCTCAAGGATCCATTCTTGCTTATCCCTAAATGCAAGAACCTTAATCTGATTGAGTGGTGCGATGTCCTGAATTTTATCGGCATCTACAATACTAACTAAACCCCAGTCGGCAAGTAGTTGTGCAATACGATTACGTCTCT